CAGTGATGTCGCTAAGTTGAGGGTGGCACCGGACGGCACCGGAACCATGCGCAAGCTTCGATCGCGACTGATGCCGCTGGGCCCCATATAGATGTTCGTTATGTTTTGGATCTGCCCATAGTAGGTTGTCGTCACGGGTCCGACTGTCACCGGGTTGGGGCCCATCAACGGGAAATTCACCACCTTGCCTGGGAAGAGGATCGCGGGGTCGTTCAGGTTGAGCGATGCCTGCACCGGCTTTGCGCTCGCCGGTTGGGCTGTGTAATTCGCTGCATTAGCGACGGTCAGTTCGACCGTCCTTAGGAGAATATCTGGTCGGTGCTGACGGATAAGGTTGCGCCAGTCCTCGAGGCCAAAGGTGATGTACTGGTTAACCTGCGCGTCGGTCAGGAAGGTCTGATCGGGGTCATCGATGTAATCTCGAAAGAGCGACTGCGCTTCTAGGACGTTCATCCGTAGCCCTCCGTCATCTGCGGCACCTCAAAGACTGCTGCGTCGCGCATACCCTGGGTGCGTGTCGCTGCCCCCTCGGAGGTTCCCCCGGCTTGCGTTTGTGGGATCGACTCCCCCGGCAGCATCGGCCCACCAGGAATGCCACCCATACCGGGCGGTTGGGGTTGCTGCTGTTGCTGTTGGCTCGAGTAGATCGGCTGCTCAAGCTGCTGCAGCAAGTTCTGATCCCCCTGCGCCAAGATGGCCCGGTAGACTGCCTGCAATCGATCTTGCACTTCCGGGCTCAGTTCAAAGAACTCGTCAGACACTACAAACTCACCGAAGACTTCGGTCAGCTCGGCGATGGGATCGGTGCGGTGGATGGTGACTTCGGCGCCGGCAATGACGTGCTCCATCACATCGAGGGCCATGTTGTAGTTGCGAATGGTCTGAGCGATCTGGTTGTCCATTCCAAAGAAGTTGATCGCCCTGCGCGCCTCTTCGGGTGTGAGCAACTGCAGTTGGAACATCTGCACCGCACGTCGCTCGCGGTCTGCCAGTTGATTTGAGAACAGCGTGCCGGCCTCGAGAAAGATGTCAGGGCTCTCGGTCAGGTCGGTGGCTTTGATCATCTTGTAGAACATTCCACCGTCTTGGTTGAACATTCGCACCATCATGCCCTCGGTAAAATACTTCTTGGCCAACACCAGGATGCGCTTGCTGACAGCCACCGCTGCGCGCTCGATGTTATCTTGAACACCTTGCAGCTGCGATGTGTCCTGATTGACCAACGCTTCGATGGCGGCACCGGACTGAACACCGGACACGCGTTTGCCGAGCGATGCGCCATGGATGCCAGCAAGGTCCATGATCTCGCTTTGGCAACGCATGACGTTGTCCATAATATAACCGGGAAGAGGGGCTGGAGAGGATTGCGTAGGTGGTGGCGCCGCTGGATTGTAGCGAATCTGCGAGCCTGGCTCATTGGTGATTCGGTCCACCCCTGAGTTGATCGGGTTGAGCCACTGCACGTTGCCGAGCAGTTTGATGTTTGAGATGATCGCCGATCGCTGGGCGTTGTACTCTCGCTGCACTGAGATGAGCGGCTCGATGGAGCCCACCCCATGAAAGCGCCCCGGCAGACCGTGATACTTAATATGCTCGACGGGCCATGCGCCGGTGCCGTCCCACTCGCGCTTGTCGCCTTTCCAGAGTCGGTGATCACCGGAGGTGATCATATGGTTACCGTTGCGATCCCAATATTCAAAGATTTCGTAGCGTTGAACCTTGTAGGTTTGACTGCCGGAATACTCGACCATGTACGATCTGTTTTGCCGGTCGTAGTCACTCGGCTCAAGCTTGTCGAGGGGCGCCCTAGGGAAGCGGCGCTTCATCTCTGCCTTGGTCAGATAGTCGCGCACCATAATGTAATCGGATTCGTCGATGTGCTCGCACCCTGGTTGCACCATCAAGTTATAGGGCGAGATCACCCGCACCTTGATCTGCTTTTCGTCGCGACAGTAATAGGTATGCAAACCCACATTGCCGCATGAAATAAGCCAGCGGTTGGCATCCCTAAAGCGGTTGGCCACTTCAGCTTGATCCCAAACGTATTGGACCAGAGCTGCATCGGATTTGGCTTTGACCAGATCCTCGCGCGTCGCCGATGATGGGCGTGCGCTGACGTGCGGCGAAGCAACTGCCAGCATTGCGTAAAGCCGGTTATAGATCGGCAGCAGCATATTGATGGTCAGACGCACCAACCCAGGCTTGCTGGTTTCAACGCGCCACAGTCCATCGTTGGCACGTCGGCCGTACTGAATGCCCTCGAGAAAGCGCCTCGAGGAGTCCCAGACATACATCCGGTGGCGCATCCACTCTTCGGTATGCGCGCGAAAGATGTTGATACTCTTAGGCGTGATCTTCTTTGGGTCGTCGTCGTTTTCGTAGATACTCATTCAAGACCATCCTCAACGCCCATGTGAAGCGCATTTTCGTCACTTGCCACTTCAAAACTGGATTCCCTACGAAGTCTGCGAACCCGATCCACCGCCTTGGTGCCCCGCTCGAAAGCGAAGATAAGGAGGAAGATCGAGCCGCAGAACTCCAGTAGGGTCAGCACGTCAGGCTCTTATGCCCGCTTGTACCGAACACCCGCCTGCACACCAATGCAGCGAGGCTTCTCCGAAACCAGTTCAAAGTACTGCTTCCAGAACCCCTCGCGCACATCCATCATCCTTGCGGTCGCCTGATCACGTTTCTGGGTGACGATGTCACCGCTGTCGTTGAACTCTTGGAAACCACCCGGACGCAGGGTGTAAGTATTGATGGTATCCTTACGGATGTAATAAATCACACCGTACGGAGCCTGACTCGACACCTTGATCGGAACACCACCGTCAAACGACAACTCAGAAGCGGTGAAACCGCCCTTCGCGTTCGTTTCGCCAGGAAGCCACTGCGCCAACTGCTGGAACAGGTTCTTGTACTTGGCTCGGGTGTAGCGATGCATGATCAAGCAATCGACCTTCTCGGCAGCGAGGTCTTCGATGCCATCAACGATCAACTGCATATCCTCGATGTCGAGGTCATCACCCATGGATTCACCAGCGACTGCTGTACCCACAGCGCCCTTGAATCCAAACCCACGCAAGACGGTGTTGAGCAACGCCAAGCGACTGTTGGTGAACATACCTGCAGGCTCGGCCTCAAAGGCGAGAGCATTCAGACCATGAACCTCATCGGTGCGAACTCGGTTACCCGCAACGTCATGCTCAACGAGCACAGCAACGTCAGTCACCGCAACACCACGAGTGTCCGGGCCATCACCAGCGTGGGTGGTGGAATCCAAAATCGCAACGCCAAGGGCCTGATCAATCGCACCCACCTGGAACAACGCAGATGCCGTAGGGGCAGCGTTGCCATCAGGAAGATAGGCCCATGCCGTACCCGCGTCACGAGGCACATTGAGCACCTTCACATAGGTATTCAGGCCAGCCAGCGTGTTTTCTGCGACGATCGCCGCAAGCGAGTTGGCACCTGAGATCATCACCGTGTTGCCTGTACCGGCAGCAAGGTGCTGGTCTTGGTCGATGGCGAAACCAGACAGGCCGCGACCGATGAACATATCACGATCGAGCTTATGCCTGATGTCCTTCTCGAGTGCGCGCATCTCGGAGTACATCGCACCGATGAATGCCGCCTCGGAACCACCGTTGCCGGGGGCTTGAGACTCGGCTTGTCCGGTCACCTCAAAGGCTGCGTAGAGGCTTTGATAGCCCACAACCATTTCGAGGTATTCCTGATTCGACGCCTGCGGAACGACTGCGCCTGAGACACCCTCGCTGCCGTAGTGAATGCCCGCAGTGCCTGTAGTGAGCACGCCGCGGGTGTGTAGAGGAATGTGTACAGAGGCACCTGCCCACTGGTGGGGGCCCTCCTCGAAGAGGTCATAGATCATGGCCTCTAGATTCAACTGCTCACGAATCGGTCCTTCGTATTGATTCTTAAGCAGTTCTGAAATGCTCGCTGTAGTAGCGGTCATTGGAACTTCTCCGGTTAACGGGGTCTGCGCCTGCCTTTAAAGAGCGAGGCTTTCATCTGCCGTAATGTCATTGATTTATTGGCTGGGGCTTGCACCCCACCCTCGATTGGTGCCGTCCCTGCGGAAGTCTTTCCGCGATGGGGCAGCGATGACTCAGGGCTCGGCTCAGAAGCAGCTTCTTGTTTTGCTTCTGGCCGAGAAACCCCAAGTCGTTTAAGCACGTCGTCCTCCAGCGCCCGCTCGTGCTTTATGAATGTGTCAACTGTGGCGTTGATGTCGGCATTGGGGTCTTGATTGAGCACCTGCAGAACGTAATGCCTCGCAGCCTTCTTATCGTGAATCGATGAAGACTCTAAAGCTGCTCCGATCTTACGACTGTACTCATCAACGAGCTTTTGGATTTGCATTTGCTGCGTATCCTGCCGCACCGTATCCGATTGCGCGCGGATGGCATCGAGTTGTTCGCCCATCTCCACCAACGCGCTCGCCACATCCTCGTCACCCGCTCGCTCTGCAAGGTTTTTAATCTTGTCGAGAAAGGGGCTTGGTTCTGGTTCCGTTGGCTCGGACTCAACCTGCGGGGCCGGCTGGACGGCTTCCAACTGCTTGATGCGCTCCTGCAGAGTACCGTTCAGATCCTTCAGGTGTTTTGCTTCCTCATTTTTCTGCTTGAACCGATCATAAGGGATCGGGCCAGGCGCATCTGTCTTGGCCTCGACGGATGCTTCTGAGGAGGGCTCACCGGAACTGGCCGGTTCGGGTGAATCACCTGATGTCTCTGGAGTCGGCGACTCCGTTGCTGGAGCTGCGTCAGCAGCGGTTAAGGCTGTACCTTCAGGCGCGGGGGGCGGGACCGCATTATCGCCCAATGTTGCTTGAAGTTCAGCGAGCTTAGGAAATGGCATGATATCGCTCCTGCCGGGCTATTGGACACACCGATCGAAGGTTGGTGAGTGACCTAGAAACACGGTCGGTTTACGCCCCCCAAAGGGGGCGAGTCAAGTTGAGTACGCTTTCATTCTAAACCGTCATCGTAGAAGGCGTTGAATGATTCTTCGCCACGATTGGAGGTGTTTGCCACCTCATCGAGCGGCATCAGGGTCATGGCATCGAGCCCGGTATCTCGCTCGAATGCGACGATTTCTTCGGGTGATTCCGGGCGATATTCTCGCATCACCTCTTCTCGCACCGGCGCCACCTGCTCGAGGCCCTCTAAAGCGAGCGCGGTCGCAAAGATCATGTCGTCATGGCACCCAGGGGAGGCATAAGGTTCCCCTTTATCGTTGTAACTGAACGACCCGATCTCGTTGATCAGCACCTGGTGGGGCTTTTGCAGGTATTCGTTGGAGATGTACTTGCGCAGACGGTTGAGCAAGATGGCCCGGTTGTTTCGAGCGGTGTAGAATCCTAGCTTTTCGATGTATTTGGATGACATCTTGTC